CTGGTGCTCTGCGTCGTCGTCATCATCGTCGCCATCATTGGCGGATGCGATGGCACGCTGACACCTACACTTTCATCGCCGGTCACGCCAACGTTTCCCGCTTCGCCGCCGACGATTGTTTCTCCTGTGACTCCAACGCCATGAGTTCATCTATGCCTGCNCGCGGNACNTTGCTNGGNNGNTTNGAGGCGTGGACAACACCTGATGGTGTCATACGTCTAATCCCCATCGCGCCGGTTATCTCTGCGCTCGCCATCAGCCTGGTATGGCCGTGTGATTATCGGCCCGCAAAAATCTCGCATCCTTACGGCGAGGAGCGCGCGACGTTCACACATGAGGGGATTGACATCCTCGCGCCGATGGGGTCTATCGTCCGCGCGCCTGTGATCGGTGAGATATTTCAGGCGGGGGAATGGGGATTCTACGGGAAGCGTGTAGCGATACGCTTCCTGGTCAATGACAAGCAACACGAAGTCTACCTGGCCCATCTCTCGCGCATCGATGCGCGGATGGGCCAGATTGTTGCAGCGAGTGAGCAGGTCGGATTAAGCGGCAACAGCGGCAACTCGACTGGGCCTCATTTGCATTTGACGCTGCGCGATCCATCGAACCCGCTGGTGCTGCGCGGAATCAAAGCGTCGTTCAATGGCTGCATCGATCCGCAGCCGTATCTTGTCATGCCATGAAATTTCCTGCCAACACAAAGAAAACAGGAAAACGCAAGCCGACACCTTCTGCCTGGAAGAAAGGGCAGAGTGGCAATCCGCACGGTGCTCCGAAGCGCGGCGAGTCCTGGCGCGAGATATGGGATAAGATCGGCAACCTGACGCCGAGGGAAGCCGCCGAGCACAGCAAAGTCATCGCGGCACAGATCGCCAGCATCGGCGATAAGGTGACGCTGAAAGAAGCGGTTGCGCTTCGCGTCTATACGTCGCTTCTATTCGAGCCATCGTCCGGCTTGCTCAACGCGGTCATGGAGCGCACGGACGGTAAAGTCATGCAGCCGATTGGGGTATCCTGGCTGGATCGGGCACGCTCAATCGGCCTGAGCGCAGAGGAAGCACAATCACTCTATGCAGACCTTGTTACCGCAGCTAGAGAGCGACTTGCTCGAATCCATGCTAACGGCAGCCTGGGAGCAGGCACTATCAGAGAAGATAGCGAATCAGCCACTTGACATCAAGGCCGACCTACGCATGCCGCACATGCACCAGCAGCTCTTTATCGATTCGCCCGCGAAACGCATTATCATCCGCGCTGGTCGGCGTGGTGGTAAAACGGTTGGCGCGGCTACCCTGGCGGTGAAACGGTTTGCCGCCGGTCGCCGCGTGCTATATGCCGCTCCTACCAGCGAACAGATTGATGCTTTCTGGTTCGAGATCAAGCGGGCGCTGCAGCGCGACCTGGAGCGCGAAGTGTTGTACAAGAACGAGACGGATCACGTAATCGAGGTCCCTGGCACAAAGCAGCGCATCCGCGCCAAGACCGCATGGAATGCCGAGACGATGCGCGGTGATTATGCCGATGTGTTGATCCTCGATGAATTTCAATTGATGAATGAGGATGCCTGGGAACATATCGGAGCGCCGATGCTGCTCGATAATGATGGCGATGCTGTATTCATCTACACGCCACCTTCGGTGCGCAGTCTAGGCATCAGCAAGGCGCGTGACTATCGTCATGCAGCGAAGATGTTCAAGCGTGCACAGGCTGATACGTCTGGACGTTGGTCCACATTCCACTTTACTAGTCACGATAACCCATTCATCAGCACGGATGCGTTGCGTGAAATTTGGCGCGACATGACATCGTTGGCGGTACGTCAGGAGATTAACGCGGAAGATGTTGAGGATACGCCAGGTGCCTTGTGGACACGTGCCGGAATTGAGGCAACGCGCGTGAGTAAACCGGCCGATTTGCACTATATCGCTGTAGGTCTTGATCCGAGTACGACATCACACGCTACTAGTGATGAGGCGGGCATTGTCATCGCGGGCGTTGGCATGTGTGACTGCAAAGGAACGCCCGAGCCACACGCATTCATCCTTGAAGATTCATCATTGCTTGGTTCTCCGTCACAATGGGCGATGGCTGCTGTCTCTGCATTCAATCTCTACCATGCCAATGAATTGTTAGCCGAATCCAACCAAGGTGGTGAAATGATTGCGCTGACAGTTGGCACAATCAAGGATTCGCCTAACGTAGTTTTGATTCATGCAACACAAGGTAAACGCGCGCGGGCTGAACCAGTCGTCGCGCTCTATGAGCAAGGCCGCGTACATCATGTCGGCATCCTGCCTGGGCTTGAAGATGAGATGTGCTCATGGATAGCAACAAGTAGCGAATCGCCTAACCGAATAGATGCTTTGGTATATGCTTTATTTCGGTTTGCCGCGCAAACACCGGCGCCGGCATCGGGTACGAACACTGAAGCGCGCCAGATTCACGCACACAGGCCGCGCAGTGGATGGCAACGTACATGAAAATTCTTAGTATCAGAGGTAAGCTGAGAAGTAAAATTCAATGGGATTTGGATCGGCATAGCCCCATCATTATGCTTGACGATTTGGAACTTCTGAAGGTTATTTGAGATCAACTTGATCTCGAATACCCAGAAGGTGAAGATATTGATTATGGAACGGCAAGAATTACTATCGAAATGTCATCTGAGAGCTAAATCATGACGACAAAACGTAAGCCTCAAACCGTCACCCGCGCCTATCTCACTCGCACCGTCAAATCTCTGCGCCGCGAGATGGATGCCATGCGCACCGATGCAGAGAAGCGCGTCAAGGCCGCGTATTGGTCAGGCACCCAAGACGCCGAGGATGAACCGCCAGCGACGGCAGGCAGTCTCACTTACCAGCGCCGAGGCTATCGAAGTCGAATCACGATCCGAGATGAGACGGCGACGAGCCAGGAAGCTGCGATTGAGCGCAGCTATCGGCAGTGGGCAACAAATCCCTTTGGCTTTTCTATACCCAACATACGAACTGATTTTGTGTGGGGAGATGGGCCAATCATTACGGCTGACAACGAAGAAGTGCAATCTATCCTCGATGCGCACTGGAATGATGATACGAATAATTGGGATGATAAGGGCGCGCAGCGTGTATGCGATTTGGGTTTGTATGGCGAATCAATTCCTGAGGCATTCGTGCGTTGGAATGGCGTTATCGGTGATGGATTGGTCAAGCTCGGCGCAATCGACCCGGCTGAGGTTGACCAGATTGTGACGGACGCCGATAACCGCGAGGAGATTGTAGCGGTTCGATTGAAGGCGGTGACGAATGAACCACAGCAGCGTGGGCGCTTGCTCAAGGTCATCTGTGTCGATCCTGAGACGGGTCGCTTGCATGGCGTGAAAACGCGGGCACTTCCGGCTAGTCGTGGTTACGAATCTGGTGATGTGGTTAAACGCTTGGGCCTGCGCTGGCGTGTAATTGAGGCCAATCAGCAAACAGACAAATTCAGTTCAGGATGGGAGAATGTGCGCGCGACCGAAACCTGTTACGGGCGCGCCTGGCGCGTGAGTGAAGCGCACGGTGGAATTATGTACCAGGATCACGTCGGCGCTGAAATCGAAGGCATGCCATACGACGGTCAATGCTTCGTTGTGCAGGTGAATAAAACGAGCATCGGCATGAGAGGTCGGCCTGATAGCCTTGCGCTGATTGATTGGCAGGATCGGCTAGACCAATTCTTCTTTGATGTAATGGAGTACGTGGCGCTCTTGCGTGACAAAGTTTGGGATTTGCTTGTCAAAGGAGGAGATGATAAAGAGATTGATAAACAAATTCAAACCTTTATTGCCGCACAGCAAAAAAGCGGAGGTGTTTTTGGTCACAACGAAAGCCTCACATTAACGGCCATCAATCCCGATCTTAAAGCCGCTGATATTCAATCCATCTTTGATACGCTGCTCTCTCTTCTATCTGCTGGCGCGCGTCTTCCGGTCTACATGCTCGGTAGCGGGGGCGATGCAAACCTGGCAACAGCGACCGCACAAGGCAGCCCGACTTATCGAGGTCTTAAGACACGTCAAGGCATTGTGCGCCGGATGCTGATTCGCATCTTGCAATATCAGGTCGATTGTGCGGTCGAGGCGAAGCGCATCCCGGAATATGTCACAGTGATGGACGAGAACGGAGAACCAAAGATAGACAAACTCGGCTTGCCGCTCAAAGTCCTAGCGCGCGATGCTTTCGATGTGCAGATGCCGGAGATTTCTCCGCGCGACACGGCGGCCGCAGCCGTGACGTTCTCGAATGTAGCAACGGCAATCACAGCGCTGTACTCAATGAAGCTTCTCCCGCTTCAGACGGCAGTCGAACTCGAAGCGCGTATCAGCGAGCTGCTCGGCGTTGAGTTCGATGTCGATAAAGTCATTGCGGCATTGCAGGCCGCGCCAGACACGTCGAGTCTGGCGGATGCGCTGGACAAAGTCGGAAGCATGGGCGCGCCAGGCGGCAACGGACAGGAACCCGGCGCCGATCTGCCCGCTCTGCTGGCCGCGATGAATCAGGGCGCACGGCAAGAGCCGAAGGGAAATGGGCAGATCGTCGAAATGCGGGTTACGCATATCGATGAAGGACGCGCGACTGAGGATAACTCCATGCTATCTATGCAGCAGTTCTATGCCTTGATGCGCGAGCTTGATTCGATTCGGCTTGCACAAACAAGCCGATCGATTGAATCTCAATCAACACAGCCGACGCCGACTGTCAATATGTCAATCAATCCCGCAGAGATGACACTCGCCAAGACCCTTAACTTGCCTGCGCCGGTCGTGAACGTCGAGGTACCCGTTGGCGATCTGGCAAGCGCGCTGGAGCGCGTCATCGAATCAGGCAACCAATCGAGCAATGCTCAACTAACTAAGATGGTTGAGCTTTTGACTCGAATCAAAGAGGCAGCGCAGCCGGGCGATGTTCAACCCGTCATCAATATCACTATGCCGGAGCAGCCACCGCCGGTTGTGCTCAACACGATCAATGTGCCTCAGCAACAGCCGCCAACCGTCACAGTAGAAGTACCGGAGCAGAAGCCCGTCACGAAGCGAGTTACCCGTGATCGGCAGGGTTTGATTACGGAAATCAAAGAAGAGCCGGAGAAGTAGGAGACTACTATGTCAAAAGGCGACACGTTTGAGAATGATCTACTCAAACTTATCTTCCAAGCCGTTGCGATTGCGGACATCGCAGAAAATGATACAACCGCGCCGCTCACAAATCTCTATGTGAGTCTGCATACCGCCGATCCCGGCGAGGCGGGTGTCCAAACCACGAGCGAAGCGACATACACGGGCTACGCGCGCGTCGCGGTGGCGCGTACATCAGGCGGGTGGGCCGTGAGCACCAACACCGCCGACAATGTGGCGGCGATCACATTCGGCGCGTGTACAGCGGGCAGCAACACGATCACACACTTTGCAGTCGGCACAGCCTCAAGCGGTGCGGGCAAGATTTTGTACAGCGGTGCGTTGACTGCATCGCTGGCCGTCAGCGCAGGCATCACACCGCAATTCGCAATCGGTGCGCTCGATTGCACGGAAGATTAGCAACACCGCACTTTAACAATTGAGAGTTGGCGATGCCCGCACCTGCCTTTCGCTCAGCCGGCGCTCTCGCACATAACACCGTCGGTGTTACACCCGGCGCACCGTCCGGCTTGGCGACAAATGATGTCGAGTTCCTGGTATGTGAATCTGCCGATCAGGCTATCTCGCTCGTCACTGCTAATGGCTTCGTGGAGGTCGCCGGTTCCCCCGTCTCCGTGCCAAATGCTACGCTTGCCATTGCCACGCGCGGCGCATGCTTCTGGCGTAGGTGGAATGGTACGGACGGCGCGCCCGTCACCAACGATCCCGGTAACCACATACTGGCCCGGCGTTTCGCTTTCTCTGGCTGCATCACCACCGGCAATCCGTGGGATTTCATACAAGTCAGCAGCGAGGGGACTGAGGACACAACCGGCTCGGCTGCAGGCAACTCCACGGCCGGGGCCGATCGCCTCGTCGCCATCTTCGTTGGCGCAGCCAAGCCCGATACAATCAGCACCGCCGAAATATCCAACTTCGTCAATGCTGACCTCACCAGCCTCGCCGAGCAAATCGACGAGGCCGGCAACTCCGGTAACGGCGGACACATCGGCTTGGCTACCGGCGAAAAGGCTGCCGCTGGCGCAGTCGGCGCGACCACCTATGACAAAGCCACCGCTGCCTACAAGTGGCACTTCGTCATTGCTCTCAAGCCGCCGGCTGGCGACATCAGCGGTACGGCGAATGGCGCGGGTAGCGCGAGTGGCGCACTCACCGGCAGCGGCGCGCTGACAGGTGCAGGCGCTGGCGCATCCACACACACCGCTGCACTCACTGGTATCGGTTCACTATCCGGCATTGCGACTGCGGTTGCAACCGCACAGGCTACCGGCGAAGCGATTGCATCTGCAGGCGGGTCAACAGACGGTGTAGCGACGGTCAGCGGCGCGCTGCTCGGCGATGGCGCGCTCATCGGATCATCGGCGGGCGTCGGCGATGCAACCGGAGCGCTCGTCGGTGATGGCGCACTCGCTGGCGCGGCAGCAGGCACGAGCACCGCATCCGCTGCACTCGATGGCGCTGGCATATTGGCGGGTTCGAGTACAGGACTTGCGACGGTCAGCGCGTCTCTGATTGCATCGGGCGCTCTGGTTGGAGCTGCCGACGGCGCAGCGACCGCGGGCAGTACACTCACCGCAGACGGTACGTTAGCCGGATCAGGTGAGGGCGTCGGCGCGGCGAATGCAACACTCGAAGCGACGGGCACACTGGCGGGCATTGCGGCAGGAACTGGATCGGCAAGTGGCACGCTCACCGAGCTCGGCGGCGGCGCAATTTCGGGAGAGGTGGCAGGTAGTGCGACAGCAATAGCGATACTCACGGGTGTTGGCGCGCTAGCAGGAACATTGGAAGGTCTAGCACTTATTGTCGGGGTGCTTACTGGAATTAGTCCGACTACTGCTCCAAGTCGCGGGAGATTGATCAATATTTTACAACAGCAACAGAGACGCGAGGACGAGGAAATCCTCGTCATGGATTGAAATGATTGATCTCGACATGTTCGTCCGTTGGGGCCAGGCAATGCAGCGCGGAGAGTACATCGGGCTGTATCCTCTGCCTTTCGCCTGGATATGGGCGGCGCTCTCTGCCTTGCCTTATCCCGTTCTGGTGTTCGGCGTATTCCTGACATCGATCGCCATCCTCGTTATCCTGTTTCGTCGGCGCGCTTTATTTTGGATGTGGTACGCGCCGTTTGTGGTGACGGTTGCTTTCGGTCAGTTGACGATGATCTGGTTGGCATTTCTGCGCCTCAACCGCTGGTGGTCTTGGCTACTGCTGACACTCAAGCCGCATTGGCTGCTATTCGCCCTGCCGGGCATCATCGCAGCGCCACGCCAGGAGCAGAGGCGATTCGCGTTCAGCGCAGTGGCGCTATATGGACTGACGCTGTTCATCCGTCCGCAATGGCTGACCGAATGGATCGGCGCATTGACAGCGGAAGGGCGGATCAATGGTGATTCATTCTCGCTGTGGGGCGTGCCACTCCTGGCGTTCGCGGCGGGCCTGGTGTTTCTGCTGTTGCGTCGTCTGCCGTGGCTGATGCTAGTAACTGCCTTCAACCCGCTTGTCAGGTCATACGATTACATGGTTTTGGCCGACAAGCCGAACCTATCTCTGATTGCCGTTTCATGGATCGCGCTGTTGCTGAATCGCTCGCTCAATGTGCTGTGGCCGTATGGACTAATTGGCCTGTGGTATGGAATTGACGAATGGCGGACGAACCGAAACACGGAAGCAAAACAGACTACATCAAGACGCTGGACGATCTCGCGCGGCAAGCTAACCGCTTAGAGGATGAAGCCGTGCGGCGCGCGGTGCGCCTGCTGCAAGATGCACTGCGTGAGATTAACCAGCGTGTGTTGACGGCTGAAGGTTGGCGACTATCGAACCTGGAGAACCTACAGCGCCAGGTCAACGACATTATGGAGAGGTTTCGGCGACAGTACACTGACGCGTTCGCAGAGATTCAAACGTCAGCATACCATCTCGGTGCGCAGTCGGTCGATGAACCTCTGCGAGTATCGGGCCTGCGCCTAGAACCGGCGCGCTTGAATCCGCTCGTGGTCGCTGTTCTTCAGGGATTCAGTGCAGATTTGATTACGGGAATTAGCGAAGACGTACGCACAACCATCAATGCGATACTTTCGCAATCCATGCTCGGGGAGATGTCACCGTTCGAGGCCCAGAAACTCATCTCTAAGATTGTTGGCGCGAAAGACAAACTGAGCGAATTGACAGGTATCTCGGCAGATGCCGAAAGAATCTTCAGAACCGAAATCGGGCGCGTGTATTCCATCAGCACACAGGCGCGCTTGATGCAGGTCGCAGAGACGGCGCCGGATGTTGAAAAGGGCTGGGTGACGAAGGGTGACCACCGTACCCGCAGCGGCCATCTCGATGCGCACGGGCAGCGCGTGAAGGTGGATGAGCCATTCGAGGTCGCAGCGGAACGCGGCGGGACAAAAGAGAAGCTCATGTACCCGCGTGATCCACGCGGTAGCGCAGAGAATACGATCAACTGCCGATGCAGGCATATCGTCTGGCGCGAAGGGTACGGCGATTTCGTACCGCGTACAACGGCGCGCGTTGAGCAAGAGATTGAGCGCCGCACATGAGCGTAAAGCCCGTCTTTCCGCGCGACATCCCGCCGCACGTAGCGCGCCTGGTTATCAGCTACGCGCGCGTGATTGTTCGGATGTCGCCGGAGCGGGCTGAGGTTGCGGTTCGCGCGATGGAATCGGTTATCGCAGAATGGCGGAAAGGGAACGGGCTCGATGGTAAACGATCTGATCGGAATCAATCGCTTGATACCAGACGGTGATCCCGCTGAGGCTGCTATCTGGCTCGGCAATGCGCGAGGATTGGTTGCAGCGAAGAAGGGCGAAATCGGGGTTTATCGCTTGATTGACTTCGATGCCGAACAAGATTCTGGCTGGAATAAACTCCCGCTCAAAGAGATAGGCATCAGGTATCGAGATCGCCTGGTGTGGGAAAAGACCGCACAGTCATTCTAAATGACGCCAAAACCAACCCAAAACTAACGTCTTGACAACCGGCGAGAAAAGTTGTAGGATAAGCACGTCAACTAAATAAGAAAGTCCCTCCGAATCGAGTAAGAGATTCTAGGGCGACCGGTCTTTCGACCAGTCGCCCTTTTTTATTTGCCTATGCCATACGCCAACGTACCCGCCGACAAAATAGCCGCGATGGATTCCTGCGTCGAGAAAGTCATGGCCGAGCAGGGCTATGAAAAAGAACGCGCCATCGCTATCTGCTATTCGTCAGTCGTCGAGGGGCTTGATCTCAAGTCGGCTATGGAGAAGCACAATATCTCCATTCTACCGTTGGCAAATGGTACAGCGCCTATCATGGAAACATTTACCGCACAGCGCATAACCCTCTCCGACATTCACCTCGAATCCCCGCTTGACAAAACCGGCCGCTCCTGGGAAGTCGTCATTATCGGACCAGAAACACAAGGCGACGTACAGACCATCGAAGGCACGCAATACATCCGCTCCAAGAACAATCGCTTGTGGTCAATCGCTGCTCTCGAATCTGCCGTGTCGATGTTCGAGGGCGCGAAAGTCTACGACGACCACCTGACCGACGCGGAATTTCAGCAGCGCGG